GTGGTGCTGATAACAGAACGGGTGTGATAACATCCCGATCCGCTGGAACGGAATCAATTTCTTATGCGACCCCTCAGCAGCTCGGAAGCGCCGCGAAAGAGTGGAGCGCTCTCTATGCCGCTGCGGGGGATGTGAGCAAAACGAATGATCTGCTCCTCAAAACAGCGCTTCCGCTGCTGATGGGAGTAAGAACAGACGATGGGATACCAATTCTGTACGCTGGAATATGATACAGTAAAAGGTTGGTTGAAAATTAAAGGGAGGATGAGTCAATGGATATTGCAACTTTAGGATCGTGTGTGGCGATCGTTATGATTTGTTATATCGTGGGTCTTGGCTGTAAGGCTGCGAAGAAAGTGCCGGATGAATGGATTCCGGTTATCATGGCGGTAGTCGGCGGCATTCTGGGGGCTGCTGGAATGGGAGTTATTCCAGATTTCCCGGCGACGGACTACATCACGGCGGTGGCGGTCGGTATGTTCAATGGTCTGGCGGCAACAGGCGTGAACCAGTTATACAAACAGAGCAAGAAAGCGTAGTTGAATGGGCGGACGAGGCGCTTCGAGCGGTATAAGCGATAAGGGTAATTCTTACGGCAGCCAGTATCACACCGTCTTGAAAAGCGGAAACATAAAATTTGTGGAAGCAAATGACAGAAACTCAGACAAAAGGTCGTGTATATGCAACAGTGGGCGGAAATGATCTTCTGAAAATCATATATTACGACCGACAAAATAAAAGAGCAAAACAAATTGACCTCGACCATAAACACAAGGGGATGCAACCTCATATCCATCATGGATACTATCATAATGAAAATGATAGTGCTAAAGGAGCCAGTCACTTGACTTCTTCTGAAAAGAAAATGGTTGAGAGGGTAAAACAGATATGGTACAATCATATAAACAGAAAGCATTAGTTTAAACGAACAAAAACAGTGTGATCATCACATGATTCCCATAAAGGGATGCTTTTTGCCAGCAAGTGTCGTATACCTTGGTGATTACGCCTTGATGGAGGAGAGTTCGGTTCAACTCCGAACGCTTGCCGAATGAGAGATATCATATCAGAAATGATGTGGTGTCTCTTTTTTGTTATACGGAGGTAAAGATGGGCGGACGCGGCGGAAACAGCGGAATGGCTGGAAAAAGTACGGGATTTTCGTACAAACGGGGGAACAGAACTGTAACGGTGCAACGAACAGCGGCAGGAGTTACCCTTGTGGATGGAAGACCGAGCAAGGTTGATTTTAACACATTGCGTAAAAATATGAGTCAAAAAGATGGGTTTAAAAATTTGACAGATTCAGATCTGAGGAAAGCACGCGAAAGACGATATGAAAATCAAAAGCATGATTATAAAGTTCTTCCGAATGGAGAACGTGGAAAAGGTAAAGCAGTATATCGTCCGCGTAGAACGAGGTAATCAATGGCGAATAAGGAAAGCAGTATTGCATATGAAAATCTAAATCGCCGGATCTTTCCTGGTGTTGGTGAATACGGCATACCGCGCTTAGAAGCGGAGACCTTTGATGGAAACTGTGAGTTTGTGGGATTCAATTATGCCCGCGGTAATTGCCGGAATCCAGAGAAAAAAGCAGTTCATTTCTTTATTGACGATTATCAATTCGATGCTCTATGGTGCAACGTGGATCGCTATGTGGACAAGCTGAGGCAGTTTCAGTATGTTTTGACGCCAGATTTCAGCACCTACACCGATTTTCCTAAAGCAATTCAGATATACAACCATTACCGTAAGCATTGGGTAGGTGCATACTTGCAGGAGTATGGCTGCCGAGTAATCCCGACGATCTCATGGAGCACACCAGAATCCTATGCATGGTGCTTCGATGGGGAGCCAGAGGGCGGCACACTGGCGGTTTCTTCGGTCGGATGCATGAACAGTGCAGAAAAAAGAAGTCTGTTTTTATCTGGGTACGCGGCGATGGTTGAGCGGTTACATCCGGAGACAATCATCTTTTACGGCAGTGTACCGGAGGAGTGCAAAGGAAATATTGTCCGGGTGCGGGCATTTAGCGATAAATTCAAGGAGGCGGTATGTGATGGGTGGTAATTATGTATAGTGATACGGTTACAGTATTTTGTTGTTACGAGTCATCAGACGAAGCCATCTGGTACCCATATGTCTTATCGGGTGTAAATTTGAATATGGATCGAGGTGCAATCTTGAAAAAATATGGTCCAGGCAGTACGGACAACGCACAGCTTCATATCGAATATCAGGAGCAGGATGGTAGCAAGCTGATCCGGACGGCAGCAGGATTCTTCCTTCCGTGGCTTCCGCCAAAGAGTTGGAAAAGGCAGGAGGCGGAAGAAAGGGCAGCTAGTATCACGTTTGGCAATGATGATTTTTTCATAGCTGGAGAATGGGAGGCAGGTGCCGTGAATGATGCTGATTACCCGGATGGTTTTTATCAGTATCTGAATGCGGAACGGGATTACTGCTTTAAGATATCCAGTGTGGGCGGACCGTACAGCCTGATCCCGCACTTTGAAATTCTAGGAAAGTAGGTGGACGACATCGCCAGAAGGAGTAAAAGAGGTGCTATGAAAAGCTTCTCTACCGTTAAGGGAAATGTTCACATAACATTGGATATGTCGCGGTTTAAGCGACAGTTTCAGAGGGCGCAATATCAGCTTGACGGGGCTGTCATGGAAAGCATGGTTCCATTTATGCCGATGATTACCGGAAGTTTTATAAATACAACTCGCGCGGCTAGTGCGGCGGTGCAAGGCAGCGGTGTTGTATATGCTGCCTATGGTCCGCAGGGGCGATTCTTGTATGAAGGAAAAGGCATGGTAGATGAGCAAACCGGTAGCCCCTGGGCGCGTAGGGGAGCGAAGAAGGTTTTGGTCAGCCAATATGGCGGAAAGACACGGGCAAAGGAACGGCTGGAATATACGAAGCAGGCGCATCCGAAAGCGCAAGCGGAGTGGTTTGAAGCAGCCAAGAAGGCAGATGAAAAGGCATGGATTCACCTGGTAAAAGAAACAGCGGGAGGTGGTAAACGTGGCTAATGTATTGCAACCGATAGGAACAGATGCGAGTGGTTATGAGGTACTGACGGCGGCGATCCGGGAGCTTTTGAATCAGTATCCGGGTCTGCCACAGGGAGAACGGATTAAGTTTGAAGAGCTGGAAAAAGACAAAGGAATTGCTTTTTCAGCGGACAGCGGTGCCTTGATTTATGAGGAGAATGAGGATGTGATAGGGAACATCTTTCAAACCTGTCAGTTTCCGTTCTATGTTGTATACCGGACGGCATCCGATCGAGAACGACGTAAACTATCGGCTCAGAGCTTTCTAGACGGGCTTGGAAAATGGCTCTGCCGGGAAAAGGTTGTGTTAAATGATAAAGAATATCGTTTGACTGAATATCCAAAGCTATCCCAAGAGAGAAAGATAACAAGAATTGTGCGGGAAAATGCATATGGCTTGGAACCGCAGGGAAATGGTGTACAGGATTGGGTTCTTCCGGTATCTGTACGATACAGTAATGAAATATTAGAGCCAGACGCATGACGCAGAGCCAGGATCAATTTGATTTGAGGCTCTGTTTTTTTATTCAAGAAGGAGGACGTTATGAGCAAATTAACAAGAGGTGCTTACAGAACATTTCTGGATGCGGCATTTGGTGGTACTGGAACGCCTAAATGGTGGAGACTGGGAAAGTACACCGATGATTTAAGCGTTAATCTGAATCCGGATGTTTCATCCAATAAGAATGTCTGGGACGAATCGTATGTTGAGGACAACGGTTATGAACCGTCGATCGAATCGACCACCTACTATGCGGATCCGACCGATCCGATTTATCCGAAACTGCGAGATATGGCAATGAACCGGTTAAAGGGTGATGATTGCAGAACAACGATTCTGGAAGTGATTGTAGAGGATACCGCAGCGGCAAAACACAGGGCATGGAAAGAGGATGTTGTGGTGAAGCCGGAAGAGTACGGCGGCAATACATCGGGCTTTCAGATCCCGTTCAGCATTCATTTTGATGGAAACCGGAAGGAAGGTTCTGTCACGATCGCGGATGGCGCTCTCACGTGGGATGATGCCAAGGTAGGAGAATAAGGGAAGGTGTAACAGATGGGAAATGTAATTCAGATTGATGATGGCAGTAAGGTATACGATATTACGAATATGCGTGGGGAACTTTTGGGACAGTTCAAATTTATTCCATCTGATTTCGATCTTATCCGGCGTTATGATGAGACGGTTTCTGCTTTTGAGCAGATGTCCGAGGAGATCAAGGGAAAAAAAGATGCACCGATTTCCTATGTAATGGAACTGGATAAGCGTATCGGAGAACAGGTGGATTATCTGTTTAATGCGCCGGTGGCGAAAAGCTTCTTTTCGATTACCTCCCCGTTCACGATGCTGGACAGCGGGCAGTTCTTTGTTGAAAATGTGCTGAATGTTGTAAAAGGGATCATTGAGCAGGAGCGGAATGTAAAGCTTGAAGCGGTGCAGGCTCATGTTCAGAAATACACGCAGAAATACAAAACGGGTCCGGGCGGCTATATTGCCCCGGTAAAATAGTGTTTACCTGGGATCTTCCGCAGGCGCTGGAAGTTGGCGGGAGAATGTATGAAATTCGGACAGATTTCCGCCCGGCTCTGGATATTTTGGTGGCATTCAATGATCCAGAGCTGCCGGAGGAAAACAAAATCCAGGTAATGATGGAGATTCTGTTTGTAGAGCTTCCACCGGAG